AAAATCCGAAAGATTCGTGAAATTTCCAAAAAGAAAGTTGTTGGTGGCACTGATTCTTCTGCCATTGTTCCCAAGATTGTAAATGAATATTTCTTATATAATGATCGCGGGTTTAATTACGGAAATAAAATTGTTGGTCCAGCAACAACTGGTCTAAAGATTGCAAAGGATTCCATTGTTCACGTTTCATCAGGTCTTACTGATACTCAAGGAACCATGGTCCTTTCATATCTTCACAAAGCAATTAAAGCAGTCAATCAGCTTCGTACTCTAGAAGATGCTGTGGTAGTCTATAGATTATCCAGAGCACCTGAACGAAGAGTATGGTATATTGATGTTGGTTCTCTTCCTAAAATGAAAGCAGAACAATACGTTCGTGATATTATGGTCAAGCACAAAAATAGATTAATTTATGATGGTGCTACCGGTGAAGTCCGTGATGATCGAAAGTTCATGACGATGATGGAAGATTATTGGCTTCCAAGAAGAGAAGGTGGCAAAGGAACTGAAGTTACAACACTTCCCGGTGGTCAAACATTGGGTGAAATGGATGACGTTTTATATTTCCAAAAGAAACTTTATCAGACATTGAATGTTCCTGTTAATAGACTCAATTCTGATGCACTTTTCTCATTGGGTAGAGCAACAGAAGTAACACGAGATGAATTGAAATTCAATAGATTTGTATCTAGACTTCGTACCAAATTCTCTACACTATTCACATCTCTTTTGGAAAAGCAAATTGTTCTAAAGGGTGTTATGTCACTTGAAGATTGGCAAAATATTTGTGCAGACATCCGTTATGATTATTCAAAGGATAATTACTTTACCGAATTGAAGGATGCAGAGATTCTTGAAAATAGAATTAATCTCATGTCAAACCTCATGCAAAGTCAAATGATCGGTGTTTATTATTCTCATGAATGGGCCAGAAAGAATGTTCTCCATCAAGATGATGAACAAATTGAAGCAATGGATGAACAGATTGAAGAAGAAAATAATGATCCTCGGTGGCAACCACAAGAAGATGATGGAATGAATCCCGGGGAAGAATCAGATGACCAAGGTGCACCAGAACAAGGTGGTGCACCGCCACAGGAAGAAGATGAAAAATCAAAAAATTTTGCCGCGGCATCTGCATTATATCATACTTTAAAACTAAAAAAGAATAGAACTACACAAGAAGAATCGCAATTTAAATCTGCTGCTTTAATTCTTGCAAAAAATGATCCACAATTATTGAAGGATAAATAAACTATGAACGATGAATATACACTTTTTGATTTGATTTCTTTTAGTCATAATCAGAAACCAATTGAATTTGAACATGCTTTCAATTCACTTATTACAGATAAATTAGCAGATGCAGTCTCATATGCAAAAGCAAATGTTGCACAGACTATGTTTGCACATGAAGAAGAATCAGAGGAATAAAAAAATGGTCAAGAAACTCTCGGATGTTTTAAAAGGTAAGCTTGAAGGTGTTAAGAGTAGCACTGTTACTCCAGGATCACTCGGGACTAGACCTGGTGTAGATTATATGCCTAAGGCACCTTCCGAACAAGATTTTGTTGCAGCTCATACTTTTGAAAAGCATGCAGGTAGAGTTGGGAATGATGCAGATGTTTATAACGGCGGAAAAATTAAATATTCAATGGATACACCTCAGATGAAGAATTTTGGGCACAAAAAGGGTGATGATGAAAAGGCTTATAATGAAGTAAAAAGCCCAACAAACACCGGCAAGGAAGTTGGTGAGACCATTATGAAGATCAAGAATATTACGCCTGGCCAGACAGTTAAAGAAGAAACGTCAAAGAAAACACTAAATGAAATTCTAACAAAATCAACACCTGCAGGTGAATGGATTAAGGATTTCATTGATTCTGATAATCCGAAATTTGCTGGCAAATCTAAGGAAAGGCGTAAGCAAATGGCTTTAGCTGCTTACTATGCCAAACAGAGAAATGAAGAAGTAGAACAGATTGACATGGAAGAAGATATAGCTGTCCCACTTTTAGGTGGTGATATTGCAAAAAATAAAACTGATGACACTCAGGATGAAATTGCAATGGTCAAAAGTGAATTAAAGGCTATTGCAAATAAAGCAATGCATATGCTTATGTCTCTTCCTACTGATATGCATATTGAACCATGGGTGCAAGCAAAGATTGCTATGGCTAAGGAAATTCTTTCAGGTGTTCATGACTATATGATTTATGGTCATGGCCAATCCGTAGAAAAAGAAGCAGATTCACAAATGGATATTACATCTTCGGGTTCAGTACCTCAAGATTTTCCAGGTATAACAGTTGATTATGGGAAAATTGTCTAATGTCTACATATCCAGTAAGCACTAATAATTATACAATGAAAACGACTCGTCCAGAGTCGTTCCTCCTTCCTTCAAGAGTACGAGATGTTGTGGGTAGAATGAAAATTTCTATGCCACAGAATATCTATGAAGCAGACTTTGAATATGGTTCACAACCAATGCGGTGGGAAAACTATACGGTCAACACTGCTTCATCAGGAAGTCTTGCAAGTATTGTTCAGCTTCCTGGTATGGGCGGTGTTCGTATGCTTGTTGGTAACAATGCAGGTGATTTAACAGTCCGTCAGTCACGTCCATATCATCGTTATCAGCCTGGCAAAACAATGTATATGGCCACAGCAATTAATTTCGGTGCACCAACTTCAAATAATTACCAACGTGTTGGATTCTTTGATGATTCAAACGGTATATTTTTTGAACAAGGTGCTGTTACAGCCAATAATCCATCAGGCATGTATTGTGTCATTCGTTCGGATGCAGGTTCAGTCAATCTTGCTACAGGTGTGCCAATATCATCACTTCCTGTAGATACAAAGATTTCTTATGAAAATTGGTATGGTGATCCAGTAGGTTCACTTATCGACTGGACAAAGATTCAAATGCTTTGGATGGAATATGCTTGGTATGGTGCCGGTACAATTCGTTGGGGTATTTTGCTCAATGGTGAGCCTTATGTTCTTCATGAAGTTGGTGCAGGCAATGGTAACTACACTGGTAATCCACAGCAATTCCCATGGTCAAGAACAGGTAATCTACCCGTAAGATATGAACAAAGAAATATTGGCGCAACAACAGCTAATAGTGCTTTGGTTCATTTCGGTGTATCAGTCATGGTAGAAAATCGCCAGGATGCACAACGTGGTTTCACATATGGCTATGGTATGTCTGGCGCCGCACCAAGACGAAATGTTCCTGCAGCTAATACACGTTTCCCCGTTACATCTTTCCAGATGCTTTCAATGGGCAGAACAGAAGCTAATAATACAACTACCAATAATTACTTTTCTGTATCGACTCTTGGTACTCAGGCAAATATTGTAGCATCTCCTGCACCAAATACAACATTCATTCAGGTTGCTGGTACACCATGGACGGCAAATCAGTTTGTTGGTCGTGCTATCACATTCTATGGTCTTGGTGCTGGTAATACAAATATTACTGCTCGTATTGCTAACAACACAGCAAACACCGTTTATTTTTACGACCTAATTTCCAATACAGCACCGATTGCAAATACACCCAATACTGCAACAACATATGGTATTGGTCTAATCAATCGCGGTCAGATTCTTCCACAATCTCTAATCATTTCTTCTGATGCTACTTGCTTCGTAGAATTGATTGTATCGACCGCAACAAATCCTGTTGGATTGACAGGTGCTTCATTTGTGCCTATGAATACACTTGGTTCATTTAACTCTCTTTCATCTAGAGATATTTCTGCTACAGCATTGACACCTAATACTGGTGAAGTTATCTATTCATTTACCGGTCCAGCTGGTGGTTCTGGTCTCCAGACATTTGATTTGACTAACGTGTTTGCTCTTTATAATAACATCCGAGGGAATCAGCCAGATATTCTAACTGTTGCTGTTTCTACACCTTCTGGTGTTTCTGCTAACGTGGGTGCTACACTTATTGCACAGGAAGCTATGTCTTAATAAATAGTAAATGTCAACAATAAGAAAGAGAAAAAAATGCGTCTGATTACCGAACTATTCGAGGAAATTGAATATATTTCTGAAGCAAAGGAAAATGGCGAGAAAGTCCATTATATTCATGGACCATTTATGCAAGCAGAGGTAGTTAATCGCAACGGTAGATCATATCCAATTCATGTGATGGAAAAGGCCGTTCAGGCTTATCACGACAGTCATATCAGTCAAGGTCGCGGTTATGGAGAACTTGGACATCCTCAAGGTCCACAAATCAATTTGGATAGAGTTTCACATCTTATTACAGATTTAAAGCGCGATGGTGATTCTCACACTTTTATTGGTAAAGCAAAACTTACCGATACACCCATGGGTAATATTGCAAAAGGTCTTTTAAGTTCTGGTGCTAAGCTTGGTGTATCTTCTCGAGGTATGGGTTCTTTGGAACCAAAAGATGGTGTAATGGTTGTTCAACCAGATTATCAATTAGCTACTGCTGCTGATATTGTTGCTGATCCATCTGCTCCTGGTGCATTTGTGAATGGTGTAATGGAAAATGTTGAATGGATTTATGATCCAGTCCATGGTACATGGAAGGAAGAAAAACTTCACAATATCAAGAAGTCAATTAGAAAAATGACAATGAATGAAGTTGAACAGAACAAACTTGCCATCTTTGAAGGATATATTAATTTGTTGGTGTCAAAGAGATAAAAATTATAAATATCTTAGAAATATATCGAAAGGAGACATTTAAGCATGTCAAAGAAACCCGAACATCTAGATGAAAATTTAGAGCAAATTGAAGAAGATTCAACCGCTGCTCTAGCTTCATTAAAACCAGATTCAATGCCTGTTGGCCCAGACCCAAAGTCAAAGGTCGAACATATGACTGCAGTGCTTGATGCAATGCATGCTATGAAGAAGGATGATCTAACTTCTTGGTTCACAAAGGCAATGGAACTAATTGGAAAGGAAGCTTCACATCTTCCTGCTTCTGCCAATGAAAAGAGCAATGAAGCTTCAGTTCGTATGAAGCCTTCACATGCTACTGGCACTGCTGGTCCATCTGCAAATGATATAATGCCAAAGCTAGCTAATATCACACCTGGTCAGGCAATGCGTGAAGACGTTGAAGAAATGTTTGCTGATCAGGATCTATCAGAAGAATTTAAGGAAAAGGCTTCAACACTATTTGAAGCTGCCGTTAATCTTCGTATTACAACCGAAATGGCTCGTCTTGAAGAAGCATATGATGCACGTCTTCAGGAAGAAGTTGAAGAAATCACAGAATCTCTAGAACGTAAGCTAGATTCCTATCTAGATTATGTTGTTGAGACTTGGATGAAGGAAAATGAGGTTGCTATTGAATCTTCACTTCGTAATGAAGTAACAGAAGAATTCATTGATGGTCTTCGTAATCTATTCACAGAACACTATATTGACATTCCTGAGTCCAAAGTTGATGTAGTTGAATCTCTAGCTTATAAGGTTGAACAGCTAGAAAGCCGTCTTGATGAAGTCATCTCAGAGAATACAGAATTAAAGGGTGACCTAACTTTTGTTCAGAGAAAGGAAATTTTTGAAGAACTAAGTGAAGGTCTAACTATGGTTCAGGCTGAAAAGTTCGGCACACTTGCCGAGAGCATTCAGTTTGATGGTAACCTAGATGTATTCAAGCAGAAACTAGCTTGGATTAAGGACAGCTATTTTGCTGAACAAAAGAGATATGATTCTAATATTCTAAGCGAAAGCTTTGAAAGTGATGATAGTAATGCTTCCGCAACCGTCTCACCAGAAGTATCTAGATATGTTCAGGCAATTTCTAGATCCGTCAAGAAGTAAATTTTAATAAATACATATACTTAATTGCAATTTAGAAAGGAAAGCAAAATGTATCTAAATGAAGAAATTCAGAATAAGTGGGGTCCTGTTCTAGATCATCCCGATCTAGGCGTTATCCGTGATGCACATCGGAGATCAACAACTGCCATTGTTCTAGAGAACACAGAAAAGGCACTTCGTGAAGCCGCTGCACATGGTGGGTTCCAGACTCTAACTGAAACAACCTCTGCTCTACCTGTTAATAATATGGGCGCTTCAAGCTCAACCGCAGGTGCTGGTGGTATCGACACATTTGATCCAGTGTTGATTTCTCTAGTTCGGCGCGCAATGCCAAACCTAATGTCTTATGATGTTTGCGGCACACAGCCAATGACAGGCCCAACAGGTCTAATCTTTGCAATGCGTTCACGTTATGGCAACCAGACATCTAATACATCTGGTGGCGGTGATACAACTGCAAACAACGAAACATTCTACAATGAAGTTAACACAATGTGGTCTGCCACAGGTGCTAACTCTACAAATGGTGGCCAGGGCACAGGTTCTTCTTACCTATCTGGTAACTCTACATTTGGCCAGAACTTCACTGGTACAATTCCTGGTCAGACCAACACTTCTGCTCTAGTCAATACCGCTAACTATAACACAGCACAGGGTATGACAACTGCACAGGGTGAATCTCTAGGTACTGATACAGGTATTGCTTTTGACCAGATGGCTTTCTCCATTGAGAAGGTTACGGTTACAGCTAAGACCCGTGCTCTAAAGGCCGAATATACAATGGAACTAGCTCAGGATCTAAAGGCCATTCATGGTCTAGATGCTGAAACAGAACTATCAAATATTCTAGCTGCTGAAATTCTTGCCGAAATTAATCGTGAAGTTATCCGCACAATTAATATCACTGCTCAGCAAGGCGCCGCTGATAATACAACAACTGCCGGCGTATTCGACCTTGACACCGACTCAAACGGCCGTTGGTCTGTTGAAAAGTTCAAGGGTCTAATGTTCCAGCTAGAACGTGAAGCTAACCACATTGCCCGCGATACTCGTAGAGGCAAGGGTAATCTAGTTATCTGCTCATCTGATGTTGCTTCTGCTCTACAGATGGCCGGTGTTCTAGATTATGCTCCTGCTCTAAACTCCAACAACCTACAGGTTGATGATACAGGCAACACCTTTGCTGGTGTTCTAAATGGTCGTCTAAAGGTTTTCATCGACCCATATGCAATCGGTGGTAACTACCTAACTGTTGGTTATCGTGGTTCTTCTGCTTTTGATGCTGGTCTATTCTACTGCCCATATGTTCCTCTACAGATGGTCCGTGCAGTCGATCAGTCAACCTTCCAGCCTAAGATTGGCTTCAAGACTCGCTATGGTATGGTTGCCAATCCATTTGCTCAGGGTCTAACAGTTGGCCGTGGTGCTCTTACTACCACAACCAACCTTTATTACCGCAGAGTAATTGTTAATAATTTAATGTGAGGACTCGTTTTCTCATATTTATAAACTAAATAAAGTCAGGGGGAAACTCCTGACTTTTTCTTTTGGAGGCAAATATGGAAAAATATGGGTTTGTTTATATTTGGTTCGATCGTAAACATAAAAGATATTATGTTGGATGTCACTGGGGAACTATTGATGATGGGTATATTTGTTCATCTAGATGGATGCGAAATTCATATAATCGTAGAAAAGAAGACTTTAAAAGACGTATTATAAAAACAAATTTAGATAGAGAAGAAATGTATACTGAAGAGCAACGTTATCTTGATATGCAAAAACCCGAAGAAAAAAAATTACGTTATTATAATATACAAACAAAAAATGGTAACCTTTGGCACCAATACCCAGAATCCGTAAAAACTATTGGACAAAAAATATCATTTTCTAAAACAGGTAAAAGTGTTCCAGCACCACCAAGCCGAGGACCAGCGATTTCTGCTGCTAAGAAAGGTAAACCATTAACTGAAGAACATAAGGCAGCCCTTCGTAAAATAAAGAAAAAGCCTCACACAGAAGAGTGGAAGCAACAGAACTCAGAAAAATTCAAGCAGCTCTGGTTAGACCCAGAGTTTAAAGCCAAACAGTCAGAAGCTAGAAAAGCTGCTTGGATTAAAAGACGACAAAAGATAAATAACAATGAACTTGCTCAATGAAGGCAAAGAACATAAGACGGTTTCAAGCCGCAAACTTTAAGGGGGCAATTACTGCCCCTTTTTTATTCTTCGTATAACACTCCAGCAAAACCTGGTTGAAGAGCATTTACAACATTATTTGCCAAAGCAACTTTTATTGAATCTGGTGCATACATTATATATTTCACACTATTAATATTTGGAACAGTAAGATTCCATGATATTGCTGTTGGTGTTTTTGGTATATGAGATGTTACGGTTTCAGTTGCAGGTATTTTTACCCATGCATAATATTCAGTATCTTGGATTATGAATCCCATTATCTTGTTACTTGACCGTAAAAAGTAATATTTCCATATAGAACTTTATAAGAAATATTTGTATTTGATGTAAGTGTAAGATCATATACATACTGAGTCTTTGGTGGATTACCTGGGCCACTTAAATTCACATACACATTTGCAGTACGATTTGCAGGGAGTGTAAGTGTCATCCAACCATTATTTGCAGAACCAGGAATATAAATCTCACCATTTGAAGTTGACAAGGATTCAGTTGCAATCGAATTAGCATAACTAGTTCTGATCTTCATTGCAGCAGTATAATTAGTCATATTTACTGGCTGATTATTATAATCAACAACATTTACATTCAATTTGAACGTGACGCCTTGTTGCATATCCAGATTATATTGATTTTGAAGCATATTCCTGTTCTCTCTGAAACGGTTTACAATTTATTTATAAATATCTATAAAGAACTCATAGGATTTTGCAATGACAGCTATAGATTCAACCCCAGGAAACCCAAATTTTTTATCACCACTAAATTTTGTTTTTTCATTGAAACGTGCACCTCATGTGAATTTTTTTATACAAGAATGTAATATTCCAGGTTTGGCCTTAAGACCTTTAAATGTTCCTACACCACTTGTTCGTATCCCATATGGTGGTGATCATATTATGTATAATGAATTGTCAATCACATTCAAGGTCGATGAAGATCTTCAAAACTATATGGAAATTTTTACCTGGCTCAAATCATTGGGTAAACAAGAATATCAGTATTATGCAAATCTTGAAACACAACCAGTCATGTCTGCTGCAGGTCTAAAGTCTGATATTCTGATGACAATCCTTGATGGAACAAAGAATCCAAATTATCAAATTACATATCGTGATTGTATTCCAATCTCCCTTTCAGATGTAAAGTTCAGATCAGATGCTCAGGATGTAAATTATGTTTCGGCTTCAGCACAATTTAGATACACACTTTTTGATATAGATCCAATCATATAGTTGTTGACAATTAATAATATTTGTGATATAGTGTGAATTATTTGGTTCGAGGTGATTATGAAGTTTGAGGATATTATTGCCGAATGGGATGTGGATTCTAATCTTGATAGAACTGAGATTGATCAAGAAGCTCTTAAGATTCCAAATCTCCATTCCAAGTATTACAAAATTTATGTTGCTGAAAAGAATATGCTTCGTGTTCTAGAAGCACAATTCAAAAGTCTAAAACTTCAAAAGTATGAATTTTACACACAAGGTCATACCAAGGAGACCAGGGAAAAAGGTTGGGAATTACCCGATAAAGGTTTGATACTTAAAGCAGATATACCAATGTATATTGATGCCGATCCTGATATTATTTCAGCATCACTTAAAATTGGAACACAACAAGAAAAAGTTGAAATGCTTGAAAATATTATTAAATCTTTGAACAACAGAGGATATCTATTAAAAACAGCACTTGACTTTATAAAGTGGACACAGGGAGCATCGTAATGGATTTGGTAACTATAAAAGGAAAGGATGAAGTATATGTAAAGGTATCTTGTGATCCTTCTATTGCTATGGAAATTTCCGAAAGATTTACATTCGATGTCCCTGGTGCTAAATTTACACCTCTTTATAGAAATAAAATGTGGGACGGAAAAATAAGACTATTCAATCCAATGACATGTCTCTTGTATAAAGGTCTTACCAAGAATCTGGAAGATTTTTGTTCCAAAAGAAATTATGATATTGAATATGATTATTCAAATGCCGATACAGAATTTTCTCTCATCGAAGCAAAAAACTTTGTTGAATCCATTAAACCTAAACATACACCCAGGGATTACCAATATGATGCTTTTGTCCATGGCGTAAGAAAAAATAGAGCTCTCCTTCTTTCTCCTACTTCTTCTGGCAAATCACTTATCATATATCTTCTTGCTAGATATTATAATTGCAAAACACTCATCATAGTTCCTACAATTTCTCTTGTCCGTCAGATGACTTCTGATTTCATTGACTATGGGCTTCCTTCGGATATAGAGATACATCAGGTTGTCGGTGGTGTAGAAAAGACATCTGATAAACAAATCATCATTTCTACATGGCAATCAATTTTCAAACAACCTAAAGCATATTTTAAAGATTTTGATCTTGTAATAGGTGACGAAGCACATTTATTCAAAGCAAAATCTCTCACTTCTATTATGACAGGTCTTGTCAACTGTAAGTATCGGTTTGGCACTACAGGAACACTTGATGGTTCAAACTGTAATGCTCTTGTTCTTGAAGGTCTCTTTGGACCAGTTCATAGAGTCATTACAACTTCAGAACTTATCGAGAAGAAACATGCTGCAGATTTTACTATTAAATCCATTATTCTTAAATATCCGGATGAAATACGCAAACTTGTTGTAGGGTTTGATTATCAAAAAGAACTTGATTTTATTGTTACAAATGCAAAGAGAAATAAATTCATCAAGAATCTAGTACTTTCCCTTCAAGGCAATACACTTGTTCTTTTTCAATTTGTAGAGAAACATGGAAAACCTTTGTATGATCTAATTAAAAGTGAAGCAGGTGATAGAAAAGTATATTTTATTTCAGGTGATGTTTCGGGTGATGAAAGAGAAGAAATCAGACATACAATCGAAACAGATAAAAATGCTATTATAATTGCTAGTTATGGAACAACTTCAACTGGTGTAAATATTATCAATCTCCATAATGTTATATTTACATCACCTTCAAAGAGTAGAGTAAGGAATCTCCAATCAATCGGGAGAGTACTTCGGAAATCCACAGAGAAAGTCAATGCAACACTTTATGATATTGCAGATGATTTTTCATGGAAATCCAAAAAGAATTACACTTTCCTTCATCTGATCGAGAGAATTAAAATATACGCAGAGGAGAAATTCAACTATAAAACATATAATGTAGAACTAAAGTAACTCTTTATTGTTTTCCTCAGGAACCATTATACCATCAGTGAAGGATTTGTCAATATGAAAAGTAAGTCTACCCCACGGCACTACGTTAACAATCGAGATTTATATGATGCTTTGGTGAAATATAATGAAAAAATAAAAGAATCAAATGATCTTCCGAAAATTCCTGATTACATTGGAATTTGTATATCAAAAATTTGTGAAAGACTTTCTTTAAAACCTAACTTCTCTGGATATACTTTTAGAGATGAAATGGTCGATGATGGGATTGAAAACTGTATTGCTTCAATTAAAAGTTTTGATCCTTCAAAAACAGAGAATCCATTTGCATATTTTACCCAAATTGCATGGAATGCTTTTTTAAGAAGAATTGCAAAAGAGAAGAAACAAACTTATCTTAAGCATAAAAATTTACAACACCTCATGCTTTCTGATGTTCATAACACTTTTCAAATTGATTCAAATGAAGCTTCGGACGAAATTATACGTAGTTTTGAAGAAAAACAGTTGACAAAAGTCAATAAAAATGTTATAGTGACTACTGGTATAGAAAAATTTATGTCTGGAGATTCAGAATGAAAAATTCACATCTTGTCCCACAAGCTGTCATTGATGCAGTAATCGGTATGTCAGATGAAAATAACAATTCTACTATTAAATCAAATTTTGAGGATCGTGTGAAAGCCATCAGGGAATTCTGTGATACTGCTTTAAGAAAGAACTTGGAACAAAAAAAGTCACGTCGGTAATGCGGATCGGATTAATTACGGATACTCATTGGGGTGTCCGTTCAGATAATATAGCATTTCTTGATAACACCAAGAAATTTTTGGATAATATCTTTTTTCCTTATCTAGATAAGCATCAGATTGATACTGTAATACATCTTGGTGATCTTCTGGATCGTAGGAAGTATACAAATTCTCATACTGCATATCGAATGAGAGAAGATTATATTGATCCCATTCGAGCAAGGAAACTTGATTATCATCAAATTTTAGGAAACCATGATTGTTTCTTTAAAAATACTAACAGAGTAAATGCAGTTAGAGAATTCTGTGGTGATTATCAAGTATATGATAGTGCCCAAGAGGTAATTTTTGATGACACAAAAATACTTTTGGTGCCATGGATATGTCAAGAAAATAGGAATGAAACATATGATGCAATCAATAAAACACAAGCTTCAATCTGTCTTGGGCATCTCGAACTTGAAGGTTTTCAAATGTATCGAGATAGTGTTGCTACTCATGGCGATGATCGTAAAATGTTTGACAAGTTTGATCTTACTTGCTCTGGTCATTATCATCACCGTTCCAGTGATGGTTCTATATTTTATCTTGGTTCTCATGCTCAATTTACTTGGTCCGATTATGGAGATTCTAGAGGATTTCATGTATTGGATACGGAAAAAAGGGAGTTGACATTTATAGAGAATCCATATAAAATGTTCGAGAAGGTAGTATATGATGACACAGATACTACTCTTGCTAATCTTTTGGAAATAGATTTTGAACTATATAAAAATACTATTTGCAAAGTTATAGTAAAAAATAAAAATAACCCATATTGGTTTGATATGTTCTGTGAACGCATAGAAAAGACAGGTGTGACTGACATGCAAATTGTCGATGATCATCTTAATATGAGCACCATAGAAGATTCGGAAATTACTACTTCTGCTGAAAATACATGGGATATTTTTAAAAACTATATTAGACAAATCAACACCACTTCTATTTCACCAGAGAAGCTCGAAAAGAAAATGGAAGATCTTTATATCAAGGCATCAAATCTCTAATGTCTATACTATTTCGACGGATTCGATGGAAGAATTTTCTGTCAACCGGAAACCAATTTACAGAATTAGAACTTGACAGAAATGGAACGACACTTATCATTGGTTCAAATGGGTCTGGGAAATCAACATTTCTTGATGCTCTTACATTTGCACTATTTGGCAAACCTTTCCGGAATATTAACAAACCTCAACTTATAAATTCTATTATTAAAAAGGATGCTGTAGTTGAGGTTGAATTTGATTCTGGTGCTGATGCTTATAAGATTATTCGTGGCTTAAAACCGGTAATCTTTGAAGTATATAAAAATGATGTTCTAGTCAATCAATCTTCTGATGTTCGTGACTATCAGGAAATTGTTGAGAAGAATATTCTCAAGATTAACTACAAATCATTCTGTCAGGTAGTGGTTTTAGGTTCGGCTTCATTCATTCCATTTATGCAATTACCTGCTGCACAACGTAGATCCATCATTGAAGATTTACTTGATCTTCAGATATTCACTACCATGAATATTATATTAAAAGAACAAATTCAAGAAAATCTTGAAAATATTTGTGAAGCAGATCAGAAAGTCATTTTGGTCAAAGAAAAAATAAAGATAGTTCAGGAACATCTTCGTGAACAATCTTCTAGTAATGAAAAGAAAATTGAACAACTGGTTGAAAAAAACTCTAATCTTGAAAAAGCCAAACTTCTTGCAAGTGAAGTAATTGAAAAGCATAGAATGGAAATTGAAAAGAATGAGGAACTAATCAAGGACAAAGCATCTCTGGAAAAGAAACTAAAAGCCTTAAATGTATACAAGAATCAAATTGACACAAAACTTGCTATCATTGAAAGTGAAATCAAGTTTCTAGAAAATAATGAAAGTTGTCCAACTTGTAAGCAATCTATCGAGAAACACTTTCGTTGTGATTCCATTGAAGATAAAACTTCAAAACTTTCTGAACTGAAAGAAGGTCTAGAGAAACTATCGGAAACACAAGCTTCGATTGAAACAAGACTTTTGGAAATACAAGAAATTTCAAAGACTATAGATTCTTTGAACAGTTTGATTTCCATGCAAATCCTTGAGATAAAGCATGCTGATATGCAAATATCTCAAAATAAAAAGGATATAGTATCAATTAAGGATAGCATCAAAACAGAATCAAATGATAGAATAGTTGATTATGAAAAGCAATTCATGGAAGCCTCAACAGTCTATAACGAATATCAAGAAGAAAAGAAGGTACTTGCAACAGCAGGAATTCTTCTAAAAGATTCTGGTATTAAAACTACTATCATAAATCAGTATGTTCCTATTATCAATAAGTTGATTACAAAATATCTTTCAATTATGGATTTCCATTGTCAATTTGAAATTAACAATCAATTTGAGGAAACCATCAAATCTCGTCATCGGGATGAATTTAGTTATGCATCTTTCTCGGAAGGTGAGAAACAGAGAATCAATCTTGCTATTCTCTTTACTTGGAGAGCTATAGCAAAGATGAGGAATTCTCTTTCGACAAATCTTCTCATCCTAGATGAAATATTTGATTCCTCGATTGATGCCGCTGGTGTAGATCAACTTATGTCTATCATTCAAAGTCAAGGAACTGACACAAACTTATATGTTATATCACACAAAGAACAAATGCTAGATAGATTCAACACTGTTATCAAATTTTCAAAGAAAAGTAATTTTAGTCATATGGAGGATGCAGCATGAAATTAGTTGATTATAAAGATCCAATTCTTAAAGAAAAAAGTAAAGTATTTGACTTTAACGATCCACCTTTTGATCCGATTGAATATTCACAAAAACTCATAAGATTTGTGTATGATAACAATATCATTTGTGTTGCTGGTATTCAGGTAGGAATTCCCTATAGAGTTTTTGCAATGAGAGGTGCACCTGAAAATTATGTTATGTATAATCCAAGAATTGTGATGCCTTCTGCAGAAACAATAGTTCTTGAGGAAACTTCAGCTACATATCCTGATTTTATTTGCAAAGTTTCCAGACCACAGCATGTAAAGGTAAGATTTGCTACACCAAATGGAGAAATAAGAACTGAAACATTTACAGGTCTAAGTGCAAGAGTATTTCAACATAATATGGATTTTTTAGAAGGAGAAAGATTTTGGAAAACATGCAGCAAGCTCCAATTCGATATGGCCAAGAAAAAAAGTTCCCTGGAGTTTTTGACGTTCAGGTAAGACTTTTCAGATATGATGATCTTGAAGGTCAGAAGTTGGTATCTGAAACTTATATTTTAGAAACTTATTATCCAATTTGGCGTAAAAGAATGGCCAATAAAATGGGAAAAGATTCTAAACTTATTACAGAAGAAAATTGCATTGAAGATTTCTGTGCGCTTCATTATGCGTGGGAAATTAGTTGACAAAAATTCAAATATGGTATATTATACATTATGAATAACTTGATGGAATCATATTATGGAAATTAAAACTAAATACAGTATCGGCAATTCGTTGTGGTTTCCCCGTGTTTTCAACGATATGAATGTAGATAAAATTGAAGTAAATGGTGAGATTTATACAAAATCGACGCTAGTTCTTTGTGCTTCAGCATTTTTAATGGATATTGTTTCAATATCCATTGTAGTTGAAACGGATGGTGAAATTTCCACAGAATATTGTTTTCAAGAATACAACGAATCCTCAAAAGGTTTTCACAGATATTTTATAGATGAGGAACATCTTAAAACTGCTTTTGATTCTGAAGATGGTGCTTTAGAATTTGCACAAAATTGGAAGACCAATCAAAATCGTGAATACTATGGTTTCAATGAGCTTGATTATCTATAATGAATATTTTTATGCTTGATTCAAATCCTGTTCAAGCAGCACGATGGATGGTCGATAAACACGTTGTAAAAATGATCCTGGAATCAGCACAACTTTTATCAACAGCACATCGTCTGCTTGACGGGAAGGAATCCCAAGCATCAATCAATGGTCGGAAACGGAAATTGTGGTCTTTGTTTGATGAACGAGAAACACAAATGTATAAGGCAACACATGTAAATCATCCATGTGCTATTTGGTGTCGTGAATCTGTTGAAAATTATTCATGGCTTGTGGAACATTTCTTTGCTCTGCTTGATGAATATACCTACAGGTATAACAAGAAGCACAAATGTTCTGATATGGGCTTTATTCTTCAATCTCCTCCGTTAAATCTAAAAGAATGGAATATTACCCCAGCACCATCTTGTATGGCCAAGGAATACATAGTTTCAGATAATGTAATAGAAAACTATCGGAACTATTATAAAGTTGGTAAGAAACATATTCATAGTTGGAAAAATCGTGAAACACCAGAATGGATTATGAACAATGAAATTTGATATTGTGAATATAGAAGATAAAGATGATGGATCTGTTATTCTTACAATAGATATGGATCGTGAAACAATGCTTATATTTGCTGAAATTGGAATTATGAAAACTATTATTGATGCTGCTAATGGAGTTGTAAAAAATGAAGGATAATATTTCAGATAGAATGATTGAACTTATGGAACCCATCGACCGACAAATCATGATGTGTGATAATCCCAATGATTTATTGGCTTTGGCAAGTATCATGCTTACTACATCGATGCGTATGTATAGTGCGGTGATTGGTGCTGAATCCATGAAAACCTTAGTTAAAGAATATCTAGATGAACTATAAAGTTTCTTTTGAAGAACTATGTGTATTTTTATTGTTGCTGATGTGTCTGACAACAACACTGTTTGTATCTTCATGCACGACAAATATTACACCAACTTTTAATCAAAAGAATTATGATAGGTTTGTTACTATGGCAGTAACAACTGATGATGCATCAACCATTTGTTCTAAACCTGAAAATGTGGCATCAACCTTAAATGAATTGAAAACAAATATTGCATATGCTAGAATCGACAGTATCGGTCACGGTGATGTTGAAATTAGTGAAATGCTTTTAAATCTTTCGGATGAAGTTAGACGTTTTGAAACTATATCAAAAACTACTATGACAAATACGTATTGCATTGATAAATTTCAAAATATCAATAAGTCATTACTTTTGATTCTGAAAAGTGAAGGGAAGAAAAAATAATGAGTAATTCAACTATTGATATAACACAATCAGTACTTAAAAAGTTACAGCTAAATACTACTGCTATCATTTCAGACAATGCATCAAAAGCACTTCTTTACAAGACTCAATTTGATGAAGGAACTATCACAAAAGAAGAATATTCTGACCTTTTGCAAGATATGATTTCAACAGTAAAGATTGCTGAACTTTCAGATGAACTTGAAATGAAAATTTTACTTCTTCAATGTCTAAACACACTTGAACAAATTATTGCTACAAAGATTTAATAGGAGATTATAATGAGTGACTTTCTTTTGACACAAGATGAAATTGCCGCACTTCAGAGCATTCAGGCACGACTTTATGGTCAGGCATCACATATGGGTTGGCATAATAAGCCACGTGAAATTGGTACTATGCTTGCTCTAATTCATTCTGAAATTTCTGAAGCACTTGAAGGTGCTAGAAAGGATTTATTTGACGATCATCTTACCCATCGAAAGATGCTTGAAGTAGAATTGGCAGATGCTGTCATTCGTATTTTTGATCTTGCTGGTCGTGAAGGGCTAGATCTAGGTTCTGCGATTGCTGAAAAGCATGCTTACAATTCAGTCCGTGCAGATCATCAACTTGCAAATCGTGAAAAGTCTGGTGGCAAGAAGTTCTAAATAAAGAAGTTGACAAACTTGTTCAACCGTGATATATTCACTTATATAAGTTGCGGTGGGTAAAAATGCAAATTAAAGATACTTCAAAAGACTATGATGATTTGGTTGGTTACAAAGCAGAGGAACTGGTCAAATCATCATCACTTTCTCCTTTCCTAAAAGAAGAATCGGAATTCAAACCGGAAATTCTTCCAAAACCTGTTGATCCAGAATTCCCTGAGGATTGGCAAAATCTATACCTAAATTTTACTAATGAAGAAGACTATATCAAGTTTATGAAAAAAATTGATGAAGTTCCCATTCCTTCTTTAAAGAAGTTTGTATATTCAAGAGTAAAAGATAATGGTATTTTAAATTTCCTAGGTGATTAATGATTGAAGAAAAAGCAAAAAACCACGAACACCTTCAGAAAGAATGGAGAAATCCATATATGCAATGGTATGCCGCAGGTATGCCAGCATTTGTTACTAAGGATTTGTCACCATATAAACAACTTATTGTGAAGTTTAAAACGATGGAAGATCGTAATGCTTTTGCCGAACTCGTTGAGCAAAAGATTACAGAAAAAACAAATGTTATATGGATTCCTATGAAGGAACGAGAAAATAATATTGATTCGAAGTGGATTGAAGATGATGTATGATACTCGATATCCAATTTATATTATTTCGAAAGGCCGTTGGGATAGTCGATACACCTCAAAAGCATTAGAACGGATGGGTGTTCCATATTATATTGTTGTTGAACCACAAGAATATGATAACTATGCTGCTGTAATCGAGCCAACAAAGATTCTTACACTTCCCTTTTCAAATCATGGTAAGGGTTCTGGACCTGCAAGAAATTGGTGCTGGGAACATTCTCAAGCTAATGGTTTCAAACGTCATTGGCTTATGGATGACAATATCTATGAATTCTGGCGTTTCCATAATAATAAACGATATCGTATTGAAAAAGGTTCGGCATGCTTTAGAGCAGCAGAGGATTTTGTAGATCGGTTTGAAAACGTAGCTCTTGCAGGACTCCAATACAAATTTTTCTGTGTTGATGATTATCTTTACCCGCCATATATTCTAAATACCAGAATTATGTCATGTTTCTTGATTGACAATTCTTGCCCACACAAATGGCGTGGAAGATACAATGAGGACGTTGATCTTTCGATTAGAGTCTTGAAGGAAGGTCTATGCACCATGCTTTTCTATTCCTTCCTTTGTGGAAAAGCAAGAACTGGAACAATCAAGGGTGGTAATACATCTGAAATCTATAATAACTATCAGGAAGATGCTTCGTTCAAGAAATCTGAAATGCTTTTACAGATGCATCCGGATGTAGTACAACTTGCAGAACGATATGGTCGTGTTCACCATCTTGTTGATCTTGAAGCCATTATGACAAAAGATGGGACTCTTGCAAGAAATACACCTCTTATTTTAAAGAAAGATGCAAAAATTGTCAATGCAGTTGACAATTATGGTATGAAACTAATTCGGAATTATAACACACCTGAAGCATATGAGGATGTGAATTTTTCAAAGGATGTATATCCGACTGGGAGAAAGAAATACTAATGGCTGTATATTTGGTAACTGGTGGCGCAGGATTTATTGGCTCACATCTTTGCGAGCGCTTAGCTAAGGATGGAAATAATGAAGTATTTTCATTAGATAATTATTTCACAGGTTCTAGAAAAAACCATATTTCTGGTGTCACGTATATTGATGATATGACACAAAATATTCTAACCTATGCGCTCATCAAGCCAGATTATGTATTTCATCTTGGTGAATATTCAAGAGTGGAACAAAGCTTTGATGATTTTGATCTTGTGTGGAAATTCAACAAGCTTGGAACACATCAAGTTCTAAATTTTGTAAAGAAAACAAAAGCCAAATTGATTTATGCTGGTTCATCAACTAAATATGCAGAACAATATGATGGTTATATTCAAAGCCCATATGCTTGGTCTAAAGCTTCAAATACAGAATATGTAAAAAAGTTTGCGGAATGGAATGGAATTGATTATGCTATCACATACTTTTATAATGTTTACGGCAAAAGAGAAATTGCAGAAGGAAAATATGCAACTCTTATTGCTAAATTTGCTGAAATATCAAGACGCTCTGAACCTCTTCCTGTGGTGTCTCCCGGCACTCAGCTAAGAAATTTTACTCATGTCGATGATATTATTGATGGGCTTATTCTTGTAGCCGAAAAAGGTTACGGTGATGAATATGGCATCGGGAATGAAACATCATATTCAATTTTAGACGTTGCAAAATTATTTAAACGTGATATAATGTTCCTTGAGCCTAGACAAGGTAATAGGATGTCTGCCAAAGTTGTAACTGATAAAACCAAAGCTTTAGGTTGGTCAGCAAAGCACAATCTAGAAGATTGGATCAATTCAATTGGAATACAGAATTAATGAGTAAATGGGATTTAAATTTCCTGTCTCTCGCCAAAGAAATTAGTCTTTGGTCAAAGGATCCTTCAACCAAAATAGGCGCTGTGACAGTAGGATCGAATAGAAGAATACTTTCAACTGGATACAATGGATTTCCACGTGGAATTGAAGATACTCCCGAAAGATTGATAAATAAGGATATCAAATATAAGTATGTAGTTCATGGGGAAATGAACTGTATATACAACGCAACACTAAATGGTATATCTCTAAATGATGCTGATCTTTATGTGTATGGACTACCAGTATGCTCTGACTGTGCAAAAGGTGTAATCCAGGTTGGTATCAAACGTGTTGTGATGTGTTATCCCGACAATTTAAGTTCTAAATGGCTAGATTTGTTTGAACTTACAAAGGCGCTTTTCAAAGAAGCAAATATTGAAATGTTTCAACTTTGAGGGAATATAATATGAATACAATGAATAGTATAGAAACCAAGGGTAACATCACAGTTCAAATTGCGGGCTATACATGTGGAATACCCGAAAGTTCTAATATCAAGTATAAATATTCAGAAGATAAGATTATCTCGGATTTCAAAGCATATATAGATAAAACATACACCGAACATTATAAGCCAGAAGATTCTGATCTACAATGTTTTGATGCATGGATAGCATTAGGTGATGCCACTCCTACTTTCCGGAACACCGCTTTAAAATATCTATGGCGTTATGGAAAGAAAAATGGCACAAACAAGCAAGATTTAATGAAAGTACTTCATTATACCTTACTTTGCCTATACAACGATCATTATTGCGACTAATTTAAAATTAACTAAGGAGTGACTATAGTATGGAAATTAAGATAGATATGGAACAGCTACGTCAGCGTAGTATTTTTCTTGCTGTTCCTATGTATGGCGGCGCTTGTATGGGTATGTTTGCCAAGTCTGTTGCAGATTTGTCGGCTATTTGTGCTGTAAATGGAATCAAGCTTAATTGTTATTTCCTTTTTAATGAATCTCTTATTACTAGAGCAAGAAATTATTGCGTTGATGAATTTATGCGGTCTGACTGCACGCATATGTTGTTCATTGACTCAGACATTGGATTTGATCCTCGAGATGTTCTGGCAATGCTTGCTCTCCAGTCTGATGATTCTGATTATGATGTTATTGCAGGTCCCTACCCTAAGAAGTGTATTTCTTGGGAAAAGATTAAGCTTGCAGTAGATAAGGGTATTGCAGATGAGAATCCCAATGTTCTAGAAAAGTTTGTTGGTGATTATGTTTTCAATCCCAAGGGCGGTGGTGGATCCATTCGGATTGATGAGCCTGTGGAAGTATCAGAAGTTGGTACTGGCTTTATGATGGTTCGTAGAAATACCTTCGAGAAGTTCCTCGAGGCATATCCTCAGTATTATTACAAGCCTGATCATGTTCGGACAGAACATTTTGATGGGTCTCGTGAGATTATGATGTATTTCCAGGCTGAAATTGAGCCCGAATCCAAGCGGTATCTATCAGAAGATTATTGGTTTACACATAAGATCCATCAGATTGGTCTAAAGACGTGGTATTGCCCATGGATGCGGTTACAGCATTGTGGCATGTATATCTTTGGTGGTTCTTTAGTTGATCTTGCTTCTATTGGTGCTCCTGCTACAGCAGATCCTGGAATGCTTGGCAAGAAGTAAAATTTGAATGCTGTGATCCCCATCTTATCATAGAGTCGGTGGATGTCTGTGCCATCGCGACCGACATTTTTTGTTGACTTTTCCCAACTATTGATTTATAATGACATATAACTTGGAGTTTATATAATGAAGTTAAATCCTAAGACCGTTTCTATTCTAAAGAACTTTTCAACAATCAATCCGTCGATCCTGATCAAGCCTGGTTCTACTTTAAAGACTATTTCACCGACAAAGACGGTGATGGCCATGGCAGAGATTCCAGATACTTTTGATAACATGTTTGCAATCTATAATTTGTCTCAATTTCTAGCTTGTATTTCAATGTTTAATAATCCGGAATTGGAATTTTCTTCCTCATCAGTTTCTGTTTCGGATGGAAATCGGTCGATTGTATATCATTATGCGGATCCTTCAGTTGTTCTGGCGCCACCTGATAAGGATATTGTTCTTCCTTCTAAGGATGCCAAGTTCCGTCTTGAGAATAAGGATATTCAAGATGTAACAAAGGCTCTTGGTATTCTTGGCTTGCCAGAACTTGCCGTTACAGGTGATGGGACCAATATTATTCTTCAGGCAGTTGATTCCAAGAATCAATCGACAAATCATTATTCTATTATTGTTGGTGAGACCAGTAAGGTTTTTCGTGCCATTTTCAAGGCGGAAAACCTTAAGATGACTGCAGGTGATTATGATGTGACACTATCCTCAAAGGGTATTTCATACTTTCAAGGTATTGAGGCTTCATACTATATTGCTATTGAGGCTTCTTCTACTTTCTAATTTGATTTTTTATATTATGGGAATATGTGATGTTAGAAGATTTTTTGTTTGTAGAAAAGTATCGGCCGCGTACTATCGACGACTGTATTCTTCCCGATGATCTAAAGACCACATTCAAGCAATTTATTGCTCAGGATAATGTTCCTAACCTTATTCTCAGTGGTTCGGCAGGCATTGGCAAGACTACAGTTGCTCGAGCACTTCTTGAGGAACTAGGTTCTGATTATATTATCATTAATGGTTCATTGAATGGTAATATTGATACACTCAGAAATGAAATTCTTAATTTTGTGTCTGCTGTATCATTTACAGGAAAGCGGAAATATGTCATTCTAGATGAGGCAGATTATCTGAATGCCAATTCAACTCAACCAGCACTTCGTAATTTTATGGAGGAATTTTCCAAGAATGCCGGTTTTATTCTAACTTGTAATTTTAAACAGAGGATCATTCAACCGCTACATTCACGGTGTGCTGTTATTGATTTTAAAATTTCTAGCAAGGATTCTGCTAAACTTGCTTCTCAATTCCTTAAGCGTGCCCAATATATTCTTACAACCGAGAATATCAAGTTTGACCGTCAGGTACTTGCGGCAGTCATTGAAAAGTACTATCCAGACTGGCGCCGAGTTCTTAATGAACTACAACGCTATTCTGCAACAGGTCAAATCGACACGGGTATCCTTACCAATTTCCAGGAAATTCCTATTACAGAGCTATTCAAGCTCCTAAAGGAAAAGGAATTTGATAAACTTCGGAAATGGCTTACAGAGAATTCGGATATTGATCAGAATGAAGTATTCCGATCCATGTATGATATTTGTGATAAGTATATTGCAAAAGCATCCATTCCTGTCCTTATCCTTCTCATTGCCGAATACCAATACAAAGGTAGTTTTGTAGCCAATATAGAACTAAATTTGCTAGCATTTCTAATTGAGATAATGCGCGAGGTGCAATTCGTATGATTTCCACCTTATTTGGAAAGGTAAACAAAGAAGTCGAGGAAAAGAGCACCGATCGAAAGGTCGGTGTCTTCGACATGATTAATTCTATTACAACTACAAAAAATTATATGTTTGATGATGAAACCGCAAAGGAATATGCGCCATGGATTGTGAATAAATCACTTTCTGCTTTTCCTGAATTACTTTACCATGTCGATAGAATGAACACATTCTCACATCTATCACCCAAGATGCAGTATGACTATTATTTTCATGCTGTTCCCAAAAATAAGAGATACAAGAAGTGGCTTAAAAAGGAAAAGAACCCCGAGGAAAAATATATTGCTATACTCTCGGAAAAACTAAATTATTCCTATAGGAAAGCCGAAACTGCCTGGTCTCTCATGAGCAAGGAACAAAAGAAACAGTTTGTTGATACATATATCGACAAGAATAAAAAATAATAAATAAGGTATATTATCAATGAGGGTTTACGAGTATGAGTATTGTAGATACATTTTTGGAGGTGAAGTTAGCTAACGAAGAAGATTTTCTTAAAATTAAGGAAACATTAACACGTATTGGTGTTGTGTCAAAGAAAGAAAAGAAACTTTATCAATCCTGTCACATTCTTCATAAGCAGGGCCGCTACTTCATAACACATTTTAAAGAATTATTTGCATTAGATGGTAAGTCGACTGATTTCTCTGAGGAAGATCAGGGAAGACGTAATACCATTGCCTCTCTCTTAGAAGAATGGAAATTATTTGAAATTATGAATAAGGAAAAGTTTCAAGAACCTAGAGCATCTTTAAATCAAATCAAGGTTCTTACTTACAAAGAAAAAAGTGAATATGAATTGGTATCAAAATATACCTTGGGGAAAAAGAGAACGTAATGGATGTTTAGATTCTTTAGAAAAAAGAAAAAGAATACTGCTGAAGAGAAGCTGGATCAAATATCCAAGCTTCTCTTTCCACATTATGAAACACAAAAGGATGATCAAGGAAGAGTCTTTGTAGTTGATTATTCCGTTGATAGTAATATTTTTGCTGCTCTAATGGATCTTCAAGATGGGAATAATGATCCCATAGTTCATGATATACTTGACCATTGCAATAAGCAACTTATGGAAGCAAGAGAAATTCTAGATGCTTATTCAATTCTAAACAAAAAAGCCGAGTATGTCATTGTTGACCACCATGGATCAAACAAGGAAATACTCGGATGAGTGAGGATTTAGCACGAAAGCTTACATTTGCTATCGAGAAAATGATAGACGAGAAACTTCTTCTAGAAGAAGACAAGAGTTACTATGATTACAGAAGTTACAACAAACGATATAATAATAACTATAAACCTGCGGTCGACAACGTGAAGGATGTCATTCACCTAATAATGAATAGTCACTCCCATCGTTAGTATATACAACTTTTTTGATATTAAAAGTTGCTATAGCTTTCATACAACCTGAACAAGGTTTTGAAAGACCCCAACCAATCTTACCGCCAATAAGTTTAATTCTACATACGTATAAAGTACTTTTTCTAAAATCCTCAACGTCTATGGATTTAAGAGAATTATAGATACAATTGGTCTCAGCATGAAGATAAATTGCTTCTTCGTGATGGGAAAATTTAGCATGAAATGGATGACTTTTCATCTGATTCATACCAAATGCTTGTATCATCCCTTTATAAACAAGGCAAGCACAAACTCTTGCATTGGCAGCTCTTTCTATTGAAGATGCTGCCTTTGCAAGAGTGTTTAGATAGTATCTATGTTTATCCATTAATCTTGTTTGTGCTTATAACAAGTGTAGCGATACCTAGCATCGGTAGGAAATCCACAACTTGCTTCCTCCAGACAACCTGGTTCATCACAAATACCATTCATATCGTCAGCAATAAAGCCTTCCTTTTTCATTATCTTCCGGAATTCTTCATCTACTGTCTGATAAGGGCCAGAGCAATACCAATGCATGTAATCACCTTGACCACGAATTTCTGCTATTATTATCCCTGCAGCACGAAAAGAGTATGAGCATATTATCAACTGTTGACTTTTTATATAATACCAATCAACATTGGCCAAAGATGACCAAATACGAGTGCACAATGCTTCATCAGTTTTCATGCGCTCACCCAGGTACTTGCTTATAGTATCTTCAAAGTGATCGTATATAGTTTCTTGAGTAACAGTCACTGCTTTGCACCTTTGTTTTATCCATATTGCATATCAATTATAGCGCCATTCTTATCAATGGCTCTGGCTTTCTTAGTCTTAGACGCTAATTGTGTTTTAAGAGCATTAAGAAGCCCCTGCCTGATAGACTGAGGATAGTTCGATGTGGTCGTGTAGTTATTCCAACGACCATACATATCTTGTATCTGAATTTGGATCACATCTGCCTCATGCATAACCAAGGATAACACCAAACGGAGCTACAACAACACCAACAATCCTGAGTATCATCTCAGTTGTAAGAGGGTCGTTGAAATGTCTGAATATTTTGACAATGTTGAGAATATATCCTACAGTTGTAATTGCGGATAATGCAAATATTCCCGCAACATACAGAGAAAACCAATAAGCTGGTATACGATTCTTATTTCTCATTATTCAGCGACCTGAAATTGAGTTTGATATTGCTCGATCAATTCAATCAACTCAGCCATTTCGTCGGAGATCCGATCAAAGTAAGGCTTTTCATATTCATTAAGATCCAAAGGCTCATTATCATCAATGGCATATCCTACCATTGCTTTCAGCTGACTTAGCTCTGAACATGTATTCTCAAACGCACAGTAAGACATTGAAGGCATAACAATTCCTCTCAAGTATATGTACATTATATCCCGGAACGGATATTTTGTCAACCATTATTAAGCAAAAGGTTTCCGATCTCTGAATTCCACACGGTATTCAAAGCCGATCAGATTCTCAATTCGATCTAGAAGTTCTAGAGCATCAAGATAGTCATCTCGGTGATGCCGCTCGACAATCTTCCGACCTTTTTTAATAGTGATTTCGTATCGCATCTTATTTCCTATTCGTTAACAATTCCGGTGGGGTCGAACTCATCCTCAAGTTTAAAATCAAATGTTTCAATGTCGATTTCGTATGCCTCACACATTTTCTTGACATCAGCCTCACTCATCCAGAGAAGGAAGGATTCAATCAGCCAATCTCGATCCACTATGCCTTCTTGGACTGCTTCGAGCAACTTATTGGTATATTCACGAACCGGTACCATGTTTATATCTCCTAGTAATAGTGAACACGAGTTGTGTCGGTATTATGGAAGCGAGCATCGTAGTCTTCCATGTGCTGCCCGTCGACGGGGCTGATGTTGACACCTGGCCGATGGCCGGGAGGCACCTCACTTTCTGTCAGATACCCAAAGCCACGATAATTCCCGGTCGATAACAGCACAGACTCAAGTACCGTTATCATACCCCGCCGTTGTTCCGGGCCGAGAGTACTCTCGGAAAGCATCTTGTTAACCGAAGCGGTTAGCTCCGCAATATTAATAGTTTTCCTAGCCATGAGAATCCCTCTCCATCATCATATATGCATCTTATACCAATTAAAGAAAAAAGTCAAACTAATCATATCAATAGGTTAGCGCTAACCTATTGATTTCCTTACAAATAAAAAAGTAAGTTTCTTAAACTTTTTTCGTTCTAATAGAATCAATGGGTTATGTGAGAGACGATGCTAAGGCTGTCAGGGTGGTATAAACCCACCTCTAGTGCTGCTTAGTTCGGCATTTTTAGCTAACGTATTGATAAGATTGGTATTTTTTCCAAACGTGCCTAGGCCTAACCCATTGATTTCATTAGGTTTTGGCAAGTAGAATCCTCATAAGAACGTCTGGTCCCAGGCCTTCTAAGCTAACGTATTGATTCTATTAGAACGAAAAAAGTTTAAGAAAACCTACTTTTTTATGTTCAATCATATCAATGGGTTAGGCACCTTACCTGGCTAACGTATTGATTTCCTTGGTTTGACTTTTTTAAGCATTTGGTATAAGATGCATATATGATGTTAATGGAGATAGGTGTGACCGATTATTCTGACGGTGTTAAAGCTTTGGCCGATGCTACTTTGAAAGCAATTCGGGATGCCGATGCTGTTATCAAAGATTATAACGATATTATAGATTATCTCGACCAAACCATGGAAATAATCCAGCCGTCAGGGTCGGATGAAATTCTTGGCGATTACATGTATATCGAGGCATGGGATATGATTGCCCGCGAATTGGGTGTAAAATAGGTATTGACTTATTTTTAAAAATAGGTTAAGATGCATATATGATGGTGGAGATAGATATGTTGCTCAAACTAGTCAGATTGCCCGATAGGCTCAAGGCCCATCGGTCTGATATTCGGTCGGCGCTAAAATTCTATTCCACCATCTTGCTTGGCCCGCGGCTGACAGAGAATATTGAACTTGATGTCGAGTTCGATCCGACTCTTCACGAACGCGCTAGCGAATATGCATTTATGAACCCAGAGGATGACGGACGGTCGCCGCGTTGGTTTACGATCACTGTTGACGCCAATATGGAATTTGACACTTTACTTAAGACGCTTGCCCATGAAATGGTGCATGTCAAACAGTATGCCAGGAATGAACTCAGACATGTTGCAAAAGGTGGCGGTCGTCTTCACAAATGGTTCAATGAAACTATTGATGACGAAAAGGTAAACTATTGGGATCTTCCCTGGGAAATTGAGGCTTTTGGTCGCGAACAAGGGCTCTTTGTTCGGTATATCGAATCGAAAGGTGAAACCGATGTACATAATTAAACACGTGAACAAGAATATAAGAATTACGGCAAATTCTTTTGAGGAATGCCAACGTGATTATTATTACCAATTCCGTGAGCAAGATGGATCAATTCCTTGGGAAATGTTTTATCTTCCGTCATTTGATGGTATTATGATCCACGTGGATCCTGTTACTGGCACAATGCTTTAAAAAGGAATACTAAGATGGCTCGAATTAATATCTGGAACTTGGTCGATGTAAATCAGATCGACGATATTATGCTTGATAAAATTCTACGATATTCTGGTTATGGATGTGATTTCATCTCGTCATCATTTTCATATATTGATGACTCAGGTGTTGCTGTTTTTAATATAGAAGTAGAAGAAGATAAACAATATCTTTTGGAACGGGTGTATATCAAGCTCGATGAGATTGGTAACCTTGTTGCTAAATTCTGAGAAGGGAATGATTGGCATACCAAATTGATGGTAGGTAAACCTGGGCTTCATATTAGCTAAACTTTTTAATTGACATACATGAGAAATGTGATATAGTCTAAAAATGATGAAATGATACATCAAGTGTCCTTAGCTCAGTTGGATAGAGCAACAACTAAAAAATTTAGTTATTCTATCTAGTTTAGAAGAAATAAAACAGTTTGCTCTTATGGTGAAATAGGATATCACACGGGTCTTCTAAACCCAGATTCTAGGTTCGAGTCCTAGTGAGAGCGCCAACCTATCTTCTAAGCTGTGGGCCGGTGGTTCGAATCCCCTACGGGATACCAACTTAAACTTATGTGGAGAATACAATATGAATAAGCCTGCTACTGATCGTGTGTTTGCTCTTTTGGAACGTGGACAATCCTTGACGGCCGAACAAATTTCAAACCGTTTTAATGTAAGTAACCCATATCATGTTGTATATTCATTGCGAAATCGTGGTCTAAATATTATTACTACACCTCATACTATTCGTGGTAAGACGGTATCTAAGTATAGTTATATTGCGCCACGATCTAGGAAGAAGATGTAAAACAAGTTTTCGGGTGTAGCTCAGTGGTAGAGCAATCGGCTGTTAACCGATCGGTCGTAAGTTCGAATCTTACCACCCGAGCCAGTTTGCCGGATTAGTAACAAGCGGTTCCTAGGTCTGCTTGGGTCTGTACCGGTAGAGGATCCCGACACCTCTATAAAAACGCGGAGGTTTGCCCCTCAAGGGGAATAACCGGTCACTCCGGTTCGAGCTGGGCGATCTCGTGAAACTGCCCTAGCCAGTTTGCCGGATTAGCACAGTGGTAGTGCAGCGGTTTTGTAAACCGAAGGTCGGGAGTTCAAATCTCTCATCCGGCACCAAATTGTTGGGGATGCGGCACAGTTGGAGAGGTGCGGCAGACTGTAAATCTGTTCCTTAATTGGTGAGTTAGTTCGAATCTGACGATCCCCACCAAATAAGTTTGATCTAGATACGATTGGGAAGTCTCTGGTCGTCGCGATGCTAGACAACATTCAGGCCAAGTCGTGCGGCCTAGTTTTATAATAAAGGAAGTGTGACCGAGAGGCCTATGGTAGCGGTTTGCTAAACCGCCGAACTCTACTAGGGGTTCCGAGGGTTCGAATCCCTCCTCTTCCGCCAATTATCAGGGAATAGCTCAATCTGGCAGAGCATTGCGTTTGGGACGCAAAGGTTGCAAGTTCAATTCTTGCTTCCCTGACCATTCGGGATATATTCAATGAAAAGTATCGAAGAAGAAATAGAAACCAAAGAGTTTAATGATGCATTCTGGATTTGGTTTGATGAACTATCTCCAGAAACAAAGAAGCTTTTCAATGAATATAAATCAGATATGGCAAAGATTAATTTTTATAATTCCATATGGAAACGTATTAGATGATTAGCAAACTATTAACTCTTTTAAAACTTAAAGAACAAGAAACAAATAAGTTTCTTGGGAGACATGTGATATTAGATATATGGGGAACTGAAAATTCAGAAGTTTTTCTTGATATATCAGCCGCTTCTAAGGTTTTAAAAGAAATTGCCATCAATGCCGGTGCAACTGTTCTTGATGAGAGATGGCATCATTTTGGTGAAGGGAATGGTTATACGGGTGTTATCATTTTAGCAGAAAGTCATATCTCCGTTCATACTTGGCCTGAATATGGTCATGCCGCAGTTGATATTTTTATGTGTGGGGAACCAGACCCAAGGACTACTGTTAAACCTATAGTTTCTTATTTTAAAGCAAACAAATATTCTATTCTTATTTCTCAAAGGGGACAGATGTGATAGAAGCAGAAATTTATGTTCTTAAAGATGAATATTGGTGTAAATTAAAAACCAGACAAACTATTACAGAAGAATCTTTAAAAAATTATGAATTTATAGCTTTTAAATATTCTCAAGAAAATAAGAAGGTTGCGGTTTACCACCATAAAAATATGTTGACAAATCCTACTCCTGTGGTATAATACACCTATAAGTAGAGGTGATAATATGTCTGCGCGATTGGACCAGAAAAAAGCAGAGCATGAAAAGTGGCTCCGAAAGATGGGTGTTCATCCTGAACAACTAAAAAAAGCAAAAAAATACAAAATTCCTTTGCCTTCTTATAAAACAGAAAAAGTAAAACTTAGCAATACCATTCTTGATGGTGGTAGAGCCAATGGAATTATGGCCAATCTCCATAAGGAATCTGCTGCTACTCGAGCGGCAATCCTTGAAAAGGCAAGTCGTGTAGTTCCCCTATATAATAAGGGTGGCTTACAGGTTGCCTTGCCTAATGAAGATATGTCTAAGATCGGCAGTCTTTCACGGCGTAACTGAGGAGAAAGATATGTATAAGATTGTGTACGATGTTCGGGTCATGGAAGCAGGTTCTAAGATTGCTAGAATTATTCCTAAAACCAAGAAGATGAAAACGTTTGCTGCGGCTGTAGATTTTGCCAAGAAGATTGCTAATACCAATCCTAATATTTTTGGTAAACCTTACATCGAAGAAATCTAATTACTTACTTTCAATCTTCTGGGAATCTTCCAGAAACTTTTGAATAGCACCGATATTGGTATGGCAAGTCATGTTATTTTTAAAAAGTTGAACTAACAACTTTGCTACTCCAACATCTGTAAGTTTAGAGGTATCTGGAAAATTCTCGATGATTGGGCAATCAAATAAGGACTGATCTGGCATTATTACGGTCTGCTTTGTATCAGTAATAACTTCTTTTTGTGGTGCTGAACAAGCAGATACAAGAATTAGACTTCCAACTAATATCTTTTTCATTTCACATTTCCTTCTTGAAGTTCTTGTATTGTATTTCTAAGAATATCCGAACTTGGCTTGTCTTCTTTTTTAACTGTATCTGAATTCAAATATGTTGTGATAGATTCAATTCTTTGATTAAGAGCTTGATTATCTGCCGTGGCTTTTTTAATAGTTGCTTCCTGATCATCAAGAATTTGTTTCTGTTTTGCTATTTCTTCTTGTTGGGCTTTAATGATTTGTTTTAATTGGTTTTCATTTTGCTCAGCTATGGCCGCATTTTCAATTCCGGTTTTCCAAACAATATAAATAGTTGACACAGCGCCTAAAAATGCCATTCCGGCCACTATGTATATCACTAATTTATTTCCTATTAGGGCAAACATATGGGTATCTCCAATAATTCAGGTTCAGGTTTGGTAGTTTTAAATGAGGAATATATCAAATATAATGAAAGCTTATATGCTAAGCCCAATGAGTATACATATTTATTAGAAGAAGTTGAACCATATAAGAAGGCCGAATTGACACCCATATTTTTATGGGATGAAGATTTAAGTTGTTTCTATATTACGTCTGTAGAAAATTTGAGCAAAAAAGGTCATTAATATTGACATTTCATTGAACCTGTGGTATAAATAAACTTGTCGCCTTCGGGGACAAACAACATCTAACTCTCGCTTAATTAGGAGAACATATATGACATATCTAACTACATTCCCATCCTTTTGGGATAAGAACTTTGATAAGTTTTTCATTGGTTCTGATCATCTTGCCAAGACTGTCAAGCATATGACTGATACTATGGCAAACACTTCAATCGCAAATTTTCCTCCATATAATATTGTCAAACTAGAAGAAAACAAGTATGTAATTGAAATTGCAGTTGCTGGTTTTGGCAAGCAGGATCTTGAGATTACTCTTGAAGATAAGAAGCTCATTATTAAGGGTTCGGTGAAGGCAGATACACAGCAAAATTATCTATTTAAAGGTATTGCTGATCGAGCATTCACGCGTGAATTTACTCTATATGATAATGTTGAACTTCAGAATGCTGAACTTTTCAACGGTATGTTAAAGCTCTGGCTGGAGCATATTATTCCAGATTCCAAGAAGCCACGGAAGGTTGAAATTTCAGAGACAGGCACTGAAAAGCACAAGAAGCTTTCGGTATAATGATAATGGGTATAATCAACCACCTTAAAAAGTGGGTCAAATCCGTTCGTGTCTATAATGACACATTCCGTGATTTAAGTATTATGTCATGTCGAGAACTCAACGATCTTGGTATTCATAAGAGTGACATTTATTTCCATGCTCAGAGAGCATATCAAGAAAGTATGAAAAATGCTTAAAACTTTTATCAATAGACTTGTTAGCTTTTTCAGAGAACGATCCACAAAGTTGGATTCATGCTCTGATTATAAACAACTAAGATTTAAACTACACGAGCTTAAATCATTACATCTACTCTAAATAGAGGGGCTTCGGCCCCTCTACTCTTTTAAGGAATATGTTATGGAAATTACACTTGTACAACTACAAAGCATGTTTGAAACAACAAATGAAACTATACTCAATTCATATATTCCTCCGCTGAATAAGTTTCTAGAAGGTGGAAATATCAACACCGAACTTCGTGTTGCAATGTTTATTGCACAAGTTGGTCATGAATCTGGTGGTTTCACATATACTCGTGAAAATCTGAATTATTCCGCACAGAGACTTCTAGAAGTATTTCCATCACATTTTACAGAAACAAATGTTTCTCTTTATGCGCACAACCCAGAGAAAATTGGAAATAGAATATATTCTAATAGAATGGGAAATGGAAATGAAGAATCTGGTGATGGATATCTCTTTAGAGGTAGAGGTCTAATTCAGCTAACAGGAAGATCCCTTTATACTGAATTTGCAACCAGTATTAATGCTGATGTTACTTCTGCTGTCTCTTATCTTGAAACACCAGAAGGTGCAGTGGAATCTGCTGTATGGTATTGGAACAAATATAATCTCAATAAAGATGCCGATGCACAAGATATAATTAAAGCTACCATCACCATCAACGGGAATAAGCTTGGTTTAAATGAAAGAGAACGGCTATATGATAAAGCTCTGAGTGTATTTGGTTGTTGACAATTTCCTACAAACGTGATATAATAATAGTATTAGTAGGAGACTTGCATTTTGAAATTTTACACAAATGTATATCAGCGTGGAAATAAAATCTATCTCCGCGGTTATAATGGAACTGAAAGAGTTTCAAAAGTAATCAACTACAAGCCTTATATGTTTCTCCCGGCCAAGAAGAATGCTCAAACGGAATTCCATACACTCGATGGGAAACCGGTTGAAAAACTTTTGTTCGATTCTATCTCTGATGCCCGTGACTTTGTAAAGCGCTATGATGATGTAGCCAACTTTGAAGTCTATGGCCTGAATGACTTTAAATATCTTTTTATCTATGATGAATATCATGGAGATATTCAGTACGATCCTAGTAAGATCAATATTATTTCATTAGATATTGAGACCGATTCTAGCGGTGGATTTCCAGATATTCTTAAGGCCGATAAAGAGGTAACTGCTATCACCATTTCTCGACGTGGTGAAAAGGTTGTATTTGGTTTGAAGCCATACAAACCTAAGTCTGATAAAATCACTTATATTCATTGCAAAGATGAATATGAATTGCTATCGAAATTTCTACATGTTTGGCAGTCTGGTCGGTTTTCCCCTGATATTGTTACTGGCTGGAATATTGAATTCTTTGATATTCCATATCTAGTAAATCGTATCACAAATGTTCTTGGTGTTAAAGATGCTGAAAAGTTATCACCTTGGGGAATTCTCATCGAAAATTCGGTGGAAATTCGTGGTAAAACAAACCAGACATTTACACCTGCTGGCATCAATGTTCTAGATTACTATCATCTGTATCGTAAGTTTTCATTCTCAAACCATGAAAATTACAAGTTGGATACTATTGCAGAAGAGGAACTTGGTGTCAAGAAACTTGATTATTCACAATATGGATCACTGAATGATTTATATGTGAAAAATTTTGAACTGTTTATCGACTACAACATTCGAGATGTTGAATTGATTGACATGTTCGAGGAAAAATTAAAATTCATTGAACTTGTTGTGGCTCTGGCATATCGAGCAAAAGTCAATTATAATGATATGTTTACAACAGTAAGACCTTGGGATGTTATTATTCACAACTATCTGCTTGATCGAGCAATAGTCATTCATCAATTCAAGAAAGGTAAGTCACTCCAATCATTGATGGGTGGTCACGTAAAAGATGTAAAGACTGGAATGAATCGTTGGGTAGTTTCATTCGATCTTGACAGTCTTTATCCTCATTTGATTATGGGCTATAATATCTCCCCTGATACGTATGTGATGCGCAAGGAATCATCTCCTTCCATAGATGCTATTCTCAATGGCAAGTTATCTTTTACGGATGACTATACATATGCTGCTAATGGTACTCGGTATCGACGTGATAAACAAGGATTCCTTGCTGCTCTCATGGAATCCATTTATAACGAACGTGTAGAATTTAAACAGAAAATGCTTGATGCCAAGAAACAACTTGAGACTATTCCAGAAACTGAAAATGAAAAACGGAGACTAGTTTCAAACGAAATTTCACGGTATCACAATCGACAACTTGCCATGAAAATTCTTCTAAACTCTGCTTATGGTGCTCTGGCAAATGAATATTTCCGTTGGTTTGATTTCAATCTTGCCGAGGCAATTACATCATCTGGCCAGCTAACCATTCGTTGGATCGAGATGAAGATCAATGGCTATTTGAATAAAGTTCTAAACACATCAAATGTAGACTATGTAATTGCTTCTGATACTGATTCGGCCTATATTGAAATGAATAATCTTGTGCAAACTCTTGATGAAACGGATCCTGTCAGGATCACTAAAATTCTTGATGCATTCTGTGAAAGGAAAATCAAACCTTTTATGGATAAAGCATATCAGGAATTGGCAGACTATGTAAATGCATATCAACAAAAAATGAGGATGAAACGAGAGACCATTGCTGATAAAGGAATATGGAAAGCCAAAAAAATGTATATTCTCAATGCATGGAACATTGAGGGTGTGCAATACTCTGAACCCAAGTTAAAAATTCAAGGTATTGAGGCAGTTCGGTCATCAACACCAAAGGTATGTCGGAAGAATATTAAAACTGTTCTTGAAATGATTATGAATAAGGATGAAGAATCCGTGCAGCAATATATTTCAGATTTCAAGAAATATTTTATTACTCTTCCTTTCGAGGAGGTTGCATTTCCTCGGGGTATGAATAATATTGATAAGTATACCGATAAAAATAGTATC